GATATGTCGTTTATTGATATTACAACAGGGATTGATTGCACCGACATGCGGTCCACTGGGCCAGACACCGCCACTGGAAACACTAGCACAGGCGTTGTGGCCGTGGAGGTGCAAGCAAAAACCGGAGACACTTATTTGATCTCAATTGTTGAGATTGACGGAGGCAAGCAGCCGCGTTTTATCCCATACCTAGACGATGAAACTGCAACCCTGGGTGCTTACAGCCAGATAACTCACTTGCGAATGTATCAATCCTCAGCCCAGTCAGCGTACACAGGCGAGATTTTGGATATAGCTCAGTTGAAGCCAGAAGCCAGTGCAGCTTTGACTGACATGGCTGATGTGACTTACAACGAAATCAATGACACCGCAAACGTCAGCTGGACATCCACGACCAACCAGCAGCCAAACGGATTGAACGACATTTTGGATAGGAAGAGCTTTTACGTCTTTGCTACTTCTACAACATTTGAAATGTTTGCTCGGTTTTCGACAGAAGCTGCACGTGACATTTTGAAGAAGAAGTGTCACTTTTGGGTCTGCCCTAAATTTGACGACATAGTCGGTGTTGTAAGTTTGGGTTTTGAAACAGACAACGCATCTGACGCGAACCACAAACCATACGTCAGGCTTTTTGGGCGGTACACCACAAGAAACCGAGAGAACGGGGTTCGATCACGAAGGTTTGGTGTCCGATGACAGAAATCACCGTTGCAGATTCAGAGTTTGAAGACACCACGATTCTACAAAGCTCACCGACCAGCAATTACGTCAACACGACGTTGCTGACCTTTGGACGAAGCAGTGGAAATCGCAACCACGTCATTATTCAATTAGATTTAGCTAAACGACCAAGGTTTATACCGAATCTGGGTAGTGAAACTGGGTATGTGGGGGAAGCCGGTTACACAAAAGAGTCCGCTTTTTCGACAAGGACGCAGCTTTTTGTCAACGAGGGTTTGGGATACATAAGTCAGATAAAGCCATCCATTACGGTAGACATGGCAGGCGTGACCTACAACAAAGCAAACTCAGGTTTGAATTGGACCACTTCGGGGGGACTTGACGACATCGTTGACGAGCCGTTTGTTGACTTCACGTTCAATCAGACTTCAGCAAACCAAGATTTTGATCTACCATTTTCAGGTCGGCATGCCAGGCGTGCAATGTTCGGCAAAATCAACCTGATTTACCATAACAACGACTCAAATGACATTCTTGCTTTGTTTGGCTCGCAAGAGACAGGCGGGGTCGGCAATGCAGATGTAATTCTCAGGGGTCGTTATGCTACCCGTAACCGTGAAAACCCAATCCGATCACGGAGATTTGGAGTCCGCTAATGAGCGAAGAGCAAAACATCGAACAAACTGATTCAATCCTTTCTGATACCTCTGCTGACTGGCGATCAGGTCTACCCCAAGACATTGCTGACCACAGTGCCATCAAGGACATCAAAAGCGTGGAAGACCTCGCTAAATCCACGATCAACGCTCAGCAAATGCTGGGTGGTCGTGTAGCTATCCCGTCTTCAGATGCACCCAAAGAGGAATGGGACAGCTTCTACGGGAAGATCGGCAGACCCGAAGAAATTGGAGGATACGAAACTCCCCAAGAAAATATGCCGCAAGAGCTCACCCCTGAGTTTGACCAAGCTTTGAAGGTTGAAGCACACCGTCTTGGTTTGACAAAAGGCCAGTACGCAGGCTTGGCAAGGTATATGTCCCAGACCGCCCATGCGACGGCTGAAGGGCAGAACAACATGGCTTCCGAACGCAAAACGGAGTCTGAAAAAATTCTTCGGGAGCGGTTTGGTGCGGCTTACGATCAGAACATTGGACTGGCACGTAGTGCACTGCAACGCTTTGGCGGAGAAGAGCTTGTGAAAGCCCTAGCTGCCTCTGGATACGACAACGATCCTGCAATGGTCGAGGCTTTCGCACGCATCGGTCGAGCAGTGTCCGAAGATGAAGTCATCGGTGGCGGTGGGCGTCAGTCCTTTGTCATGGCTCCTGATGAGGCCAAACGAGAGATCGACAACCTGATGACAGATCCTGAATTCAGAGCTGCGTACACCCAAGGCCATGCCCCTGGTCATAAAGCTGCTGTTGAAAAGATGCAGAAGTTGTACCAACTTGCTCACGGATAGACCGTATACTCCGCGAAGCAGGTAGCCTCATGGTCTGCTTGACGCGGGGAAAGACCCGAAGCACCGCCTTCCACCGGTAGGCAGTGTCCGCATGTTGCGGGTAGCACTCCGATCTGATTTATTTCTCTTTCAGGAGTAACCCCGTGAGCACACAAATCACGACCGCTTTTGTTGAGCAGTATCGGAACAACGTCGAGCTGCTCGTCCAACAGCGTGGCTCCAAACTCCGTGACGTGGTAAATGTTGACAACGCAGTTGTCGGCAAGACCAAGTTCACCGAGCAAATTGGGTCCACCGAAGCCCAGAAGAAAGTCAGCCGACATGGTGACTCTCCTCTGGTCAACACCCCGCACGCACGTCGTGCATATTCCCTCTCGGACTACGAGTGGGGCGATTTGATTGACAAGAACGACAAGGTTCGCATGTTGATCGACCCAACCTCTTCCTACGCACAGGCAGCTGCTTTTGCAATGGGTCGAGCTATGGACGATGTAATCATCGAAGCCGCTACTGGTGCTGCATTGACTGGTGTCGATGGCACTACCAGCACATCCTTGCCTGCTTCTCAACAAGTCGCAGTTGACTTTGACGACGTTCAAAGTGGTTCAGCCCACGGCTTGTCGCCACAAAAATTGCGTCAAGCCATGCAGCTTTTCCAATCAAACAACGTTCCTGACGACGAAGAGAAAATCATGGTGGTTTCCCCAATCGCCATGCAGTCTCTTTTGACTCACAAAGAAGTTGCTTCAGGTGACTTCAACACCGTTCGGGCTCTGGTCAATGGCGAAATTGACACTTACATGGGCTTCCGATTCGTTATCTCCAACCGTCTTTCTGTGACTGCCGCTGATGTTCGCAGCTGCTTCGCATTCGTCCGATCCGGCCTTGAGCTCGGAATTGGTCAGGATGTGATGGCTCGAATTGAAGAGCGTCCAGACAAGTCGTTCTCCACCTACGTCTACTACTGCATGACCATCGGTGCGACCCGTCTTGAAGAAGAAAAGGTTGTTGAAGTTCTCGTTGATGAAACTCTGGCACAAGTCCAGGCTGCTAACGCTGCAACGATCTAAGGAATTTTCCAATGGCAAATACCAATTCTTCACTTATCACAGGTGTCGGAAATCCGGCATCAATCGCAAACGTTGGCATCATGGGCGGCAAGCTTCGCTTTGCCTATGACACCTTCCGTCTGGCTTCAAACCCTTCTGACGGTGACACGTTTGCCCTCTGTCGTCTGCCTTCGGGCTGTCGCATCTCCTCGATCAAGTTGTTCAACGATGACATCGACTCCAATGGAACCGAAGAAATCGTTATCGACCTGGGCTTGGTTGACACTGACCTGACCGGCGGTGATCCTGACTGCTTCATGGACGGGGATGACCTGTTCCAAGACGCAAACCTCACTGGCACTGAGTGCCGCTACGGGTTTGCAAAGGATCACACCACTCTCAAGCAGCAAGCTTGGGAGCTGGCTGGCAAGTCGGCTGATGATGGGAAGCAGCTTGTGCTTCTTCTCACGATCCCTACTAACTCTGCAACTCACATTGCGGACAGTGACTTCTCCTTTGAAGTTCAGTATGTGATCGACTGATTTCAGTCTCTCCTTTGCCGAGGGGGGGCTTCGGCCCCCTCACGGTTTTATGCCTTCACCGGTAGACATCGCAAACCTCGCCCTTAGCCGCCTCGGTCAAACGCGGATCGTTTCGTTCGATCAGGACGATTCACGAGCTCGTGTTATGAAGGACGTGTATCCCATTGCTAAGGACACACTTCTTCGATTGCATCCGTGGAATTTTGCACAGAAACGTGTGGCACTGTCTCGGCTCACTGAAGCCCCAGCTTTTGGGTGGTCTTACCAGTACCAGTTGCCCAACGACTTTTTGCGTCTTACACGCACTCAGTTGCTTTCGACTGACTTCCGTGTCGAGGGTGACAAAATCCTCGCCAACACGTCTGAGATGAAGATCATCTACACCCATCGGCTTGAAGACTCTGAAAAGTTTGACATGCTTTTTGTTGACACTCTGGCTTACATGATTGCAGCTGACACCGCGATGGAAATCACCGCAAGTAGAGAGCTGTTGCAGCAAATGAAAGTGCTGTACGAAAACTCACTCACCAAAGCACAGTTCCTTGATAGCCGAGAGTCTGCTGATCTTCAGCATGAGCCTTCACACTTCCTCGAAGCTCGACTCGCGGACGTGCCCTTCCGTGCTATTTCGGATAGCAGCCTGTGAGCCGTCGTGTCTACCAGCAGACCAGCTTCAGCACGGGGATTATTAGTCGCCGTGTAGAGGCACGGGCTGACCTCAATGTCTACAGGCAAGGTGCACGCAACATAAACAACGCGATACCGTTGAAGTCAGGGTCTGTTGCTCGCCGCATGGGGTTTGAACACCTAGCGGACTGTGTACCCCAAGAGGAAACGCCAAGGCTAATTCCATTCACATTTGCCGACGATCAGGCTTTTGTCTGCGAGTTCTACAACGACAACGGCACAAAAATTAGATTTTACAGAATGGGTGAGCTTGTTACGGACGGCGATGGCAATGTAGTCATCATTGACGCGTCAACTCCTGGCTACACAGGAACCCAGCTGCAAGAGCTAAAGTTCACACAGACCGCAGATATCCTTTACATCTTGCATCGCAAAAAGCCAGTGCACAGACTCAAAAGGGTTGAGAACGACGGATCTGAGTGGGAGTGGGAAGAGTTTGTTTACGCTGACGGACCTTACGATCCGCTGAACAGCGATGCGACGATTTTGCTGAATGCATCAGTGCCGAGTGAATCTGATACCGGATACCCAGGCGGTACACCTGGAGTTGAGGTAGGTCAGACCATCAAGATTGCCAACACAACAGGAGATCCTGTTTTCCAAGGACAAGAGGGGCGTCTGGTTGCGCTGCTCATTGCAGATGAATACGACGAGCTGAATACGCCAGCAGTAGATTCCACGCTACGTCGCGGAGTCGGACGAATTTTGTCACAGAACAACGGCACGGTTGCTTTCTGCGAAGTTACCAAAGCTTTTCCTACAGGCGGACTAAATCAAAGCACGCAAGACTGGTTTTTAGGTGGCTTCACGCTGGAGACAACAGGGTTTCCAGGGACGGCTACTTTCTTTCAGCAACGTCTGGTACTGGCTGGCACTGAAAAAGCACCCAACCGTATTTGGCTTTCAAAGACAGATGTGTTCAACGACTTCGGACCAAGTAACGCAAACGATGTGTCTACTGTTCCTGACGACGTTGCAATTGATGCAACTATTGCCGATGACCGTGTGAACAGTATTAGAGGGCTTGTGTCTGACGCTCGTGGCCTTCTTGTGTTCTGTGAGGACGGAGAGTTCCTGCTGACTGGACCTTCTGCAACCTCGGCTGTAACACCTACCAACGTGGCAGTGCTCCGACAGGGTAGCTACGGAATAAGCAAGCTTTCAGACCCTCTCATCATTGGCGATAGAGTTTTGTTTTGTGAAAACGACGGTCGGCGTGTGAGAGAGATTGGGTTCAACTTTGGAAGTGACAGGTATCAAGCAAGAGATTTGTCAGTGCTCTGCGACGAGATTGGCAACGGAATCAACGGTGCGCAGCTCACCCAGACTTGTTTTACCCGCGGCAGCTCAAACGTAGCTTGGTTCCTTCGCACCGATGGCGTCTTGTATTCTCTAACTTACGAACGGGAAGAAAACGTATACGCCTTTGCAAAGCACAACTTTGAGTGGTCTGGATCAAGATCCACTTCAGGACGGTTCTTGGGGATCACTTCTATTCCAGAGGAAAACAGAGAAGCACTGTATGCCGTCTGCAAAGAAATCGACGGCACGCTGAGCGTTCAACGCATGGCCGCTGAGTTTACATACAACAACGGCAACCAAGCAATTCGATTCCTTGACACTCACACGTACTACGACAGCGGAAGCATTGCGACTAACACAATCACAGGTTTGACAAAGTACGCAAACAAAACGATGCAGGCCATTGCAGACCGCAAGACATTTGAGATTACTTTTGACGAGCTAGGAAACGCCACTGCTCCTGTGGCAGCTAGGTTCTACACAATTGGCAATATCCCAAAGTGTGCGATCCAAACGTTGCCGCTTGTGTTTGGAGCTAACAGGGCTGGATCTGAAAACCCTTATCTTTCCAAAACTCGCGTAGTCAGCATGAAGGTGCAAGTTTTTAGAACCTCCGGCCTGACGATAGAAAAATCAGGGTACTCAGTACCTATCAACTATCGTAAATACAGCGATGGAATGGATGACGCAGTAGGTCTGGCAACTTCCGAAGTTTACGATGTGGACGTGCAAGATTCACATACTGAGCTGAACACGTTTGCTTTTCGCCAGGACTCGGCGCTGCCTTTCACGCTTATGTCGTTCTCTTGCCTTTGTGAAGTCGGAGTAAACGTATGACCCTTGAAAACGACGTTCGTGGCTTCTTTGGCATGGGCCCAGGCACACCAATGACTCCTAACGAAGCAATGAGCATGGGCTACAACATGCAAGCCTTTGGCTCAATGCTTTCTGGAGCTATGGGCTACGGCACGGGCATGGGCAACGCGGAGCAGTCTCGAATGATTGCTCGCATGAACGCTGACGAGATACTTCGTCAAGCTGCTGAAGATGCAGACCGAGCGTACAGGGCAGGTGAGATTTCTTTGGGTTCTACACGTGCAGCCTACGGCGCGTCTGGTATTCAGTTGAACAGTGTCACTGGACAATCTGTCTTGCAGGCTGAGGTGATTGGCATCGAGAGAACAGTTACCGACATCGAGCAGAGAGGGCGGCGTGCAGCTGACATTGAATTGTTCTCCGGTGAAGCAAGAGCCTTGGCGTACGAATCACAGGCTGAAGCGTCATTACTATCCGGTATTGTTGAGGGCACTGGCAGTCTTCTCATGGGGAGCGTTTACGGATAACAGTCATGGGCAATATTCCAACCTCCACCGCTAATAACCCTGGCTTTCAACAAAGCCCTTCCGCACAACGCTTGCCGTTTATCGAACGTAAGCAAGGCCCAGATTTTGGTGCTGCTATTGCAAGCGTCGGTGAATCGCTTGTAGAAGCAACAAAAGCAAAGCAGCGTCTTGACAGAGCTTCCGAGGGCGGAGGCGGACTTGACCCACAAGAAGAGCTTTTGCTTGCCGAGGTAAAAAAAGAGCTCAATAACTACGCAAGTGGTCTAACTACTACAGACGCTCAAGGTAATTTTGTTGTTGACCCTAAGGATCATCTTGAGGCATACGACAAAAGAGTAACTGAAACAACGGACCTGCTAACTACCAGAGGTGTCAGGCCCGCGATTGTCGCAGATGTTGTCAACTGGTCAGTGACCTCACGAGAAAAGGTTCGTGACAACCAAGACCGATATGCCAACGGACAAGCATTTGTAGCTTTTGGTGCGAGTGGCAATTCAAACGAGGCAGCAAACAAAGCTGGTACTCGAACCCTTGATGAAATAGTTGCACAGTTTGGAACAATTCAAGGTACATCTAGCACTCTTGCCCAAAATCGTTTTACCAATCAAGAGCAACTGTCAAGACAAACGGACAGCTTGTATAAAAGCAATCTCTTCAGCGGTGTAAGGGGCTTGTCAAGCAAAGGTTTGTTTGAGGACGCACGTCGCTTGATGACGGCAGCAAGTTCTGGCGGTTTTGTTACCGACGAAGCCGATCTTGAAAGAGCGGAAAGAATTATTCAACAGGAGGGCAAAAGGTATGTTGACAGTCAAGCAACAGACCTTGTTTCGTCGCTCGCCAATGCTGCTGAAAGTGACACTACCACGAGCGGATCAATTGACCCTTTTGGTAGATGGGATGGATTGATAAAAGCACACCCGCTGTCGCAGCCGCAGATTCAACCTGCTGTTGAAGGCTCCGGTGTCAACCTTGTTGCAAAATACCTCCAAGCAGGCATCAACTTTGTTCAATCCAAGAATGACACGCTGGGGGCTTCAGGCACAACCCAAGAAGAAGCAGACAGTCTCAATGCGATTGTCAGAAGTGCTGAACGCTGGCTTACGACCTTTAGTCCGACTGATGACACTGAAGATTTGATCGGTGAGTTCCGCGAAACCTTGGAAAAGGCCAAAGCTACCGCTCTTGAAGTGGGTGAGGACACCAACGACCGAAGTACTCTTATTTCAAATCCGCCGTCGCCTGTAGAAATACAGGCTGGTACAGACGACCGAATCCGTTCCGAAACCAACGAAGCAATCATGCAGAAGCCAAGTTTGCGTGCAGCTTATTTTACTGCGGTTGGCGAGGGCACTTACGACATCAGCGGTGGTGCTTCGGAAGTCATCGAAGGCATTGAGAGTTCAGACATCTCGCTGCGTAATGATGCGTTTAGAGCCATAACCCAAATTTATGATGGTGCACGTGGGAGCCCCTCTGAACGACGGCAAAGAGTAGTAGACGTTTTGAGGTCAATGCAAGGGCCAGAAGGCAAAGGGAGAGAGTATGCAGTTGTCGCATCAGCTTTCCTTGATCCAAATTTGACGGAAGCGGATCGCCAAATCTTTAGAGAAATGCCTTTGAGCCGATCTTTGCCCATCTTGAATATGATGTCTAGTTTGAAAACTTTTGCCGACAAAGAAGAAGCCAAAATTGTTGCAGCTAATGCTGATGTGACACTGGCTCTTGGCAAAGACACAGGCAAGGTGACAAACGCAAATGGTGATGTTGTTGAGTTTGATATTACAAGGTTCAACAAAGACATCGCAATCGACATGCACAGTGATCCGACTGGCTTTGACAGTGAGGGCAACGCATTTAGCCTGAACGGTGTTGCTGAGGTGTCTAACAGTGGATTGATTGAAAGAGTGGAAGCCCAAACTACGGCGGTCCTCTTGCGGGCTGCAAAAGGCGGGTCAGACGTTGATTTGCAAGTTGTTATGCAAACTGTCAAAGAGCTCAAAGACAAGACGTATTCGCAGAATTTGGTTGCGTTGGATCAGCCTGCCAACCAAGCAAATATCAAGACCGTATTCGGTTATCGTACCGGCACAAATCAGAATAACTACCCAGTGAGCAGCCTGCTTTACATTGGCAAAGATGGACCGTTTGTGTCTGACGGTACACGTAACGACGCACGAATCAAGTCAATGCAAAGAGCAATTGCTGATCTACCTGTTGTCAAAGCTGACGAAGAAGGCTGGGGTGCAGAACATTTCATCGACTTCCAAGCCCCGATGACTGGCGAGGACAATAACGTTGTTGAGTTTCCAATTAGACCCAACGACACAAGTGTCAATACCAAGGGCATCTTGCGGGTTGAGTTCGAGGGTGATAACGCTAAGGTCACTATTGAGGCAAGCCAAAGTGAAGGCATGTCGCCCCAAGCCCGACTTATGGACAGGCCAGACGCCTTCTTGCGTAGCTTCGGTTGGCGACCTCAATACGGACCTGTAACTCTTGAAGACTTCGACCCTAGCGGGTACAGGCTTTCCAAGTACGCCGATATGGTGGACAGGTACTATCCGTATCTATCCGGCGACATGCGACGAACCAAGATCATCGAAGAGATTTACAACGACGGCTGGGCTGGTGTGCGTTCTAATCAAGGCGGAGCAACTGCATGAAGTTTGAAGATATTCAAGACACTCCGCAAAATGGCTTTGAAGACATTGCCCCTTTGGAAAAGCCTGAAGAGGATAAGCCTGAGCGGTCTTACGGCGGTCAGGCTTTGGAGGACGAAGAGCAGTTTGCAGCTTCTCTGTACCCTGGAACAACAATTCCTTTGGGTGTTGTAGTCGCACGAGCTCACACCCGTATTGAGACTGGTGATGTTCCGTACGAAGAGATGGCTTTCGTAGACAGGTCTGGACAACTGTTGCATGCCTCTTTCCCTTTGGAAAAAGAAACGTTATCTGATCCAAATTCGGGTCAAACTATTACCAGACTTGATCACAATGATCCCAGGTTTCCTATCTACGGTCGTGACATCCCCATGTCCGATGAGGACTTTGCAGAATACGAAAAAAATTATGAAGCAAGCGGACAGGCGGATCGAGACAGGCTTTCGTACCTTGAGTATCTGAGGCTTTCCAACGAGGACAAAAGTCTCTACGAAGAAGCAAGAGACAGCTTTATTCGAGGCGGCGTTTCCATTCATTACGGTATAAAAATTACAGACACGTACTTGAACGAAAGGCTCCAGGCGGGTGTGAGATTTGGGGTTGCATCTCTACTTCACCTTGTCGGAGCTGATGAAACGGCAGACAAGGTGGATGCATGGAGGGCAGATTCTAAAACAGAGCGTGAAAGAAAAGTCAGAGAATTGCAAAGGATGCAAGAAGAAGAAATGGCTTCTCTTTCGCCAGATCCCAATGTTGAAGCTGGGATGCTGCAATTTACTGGTGAAGGCGGATTGCTTAGCACGCCGCTTACTTGGGCTGCTGTCAATGTTCCAGAGTTTACTGTTGGTCTAGCGCAATGGCTTACACCAGCAGGCCCAGCTCTACCAATCACGTTGGCGGGAACAACTGGATTTGCTGATGGCTTGGGGACTCGGCAACGTGCTGACTATGCACTTGGTATGGCTGCCTGGCAGGTTCTTGCAACTTACGGCATCCTAAAGGTGTTCCATAAATACACGCCGATTCTTGGGGCACAAATGTCTCGCATGAAATACGGTCCAGCTGATAAGCCAGTCATGGATGCTCTGCAAAGACTTTCTGGTCCTGGCGGCGGTAAGACTGTGAATCAGGATCTACTTACTCTTGGTCAATACGTGGGGAGAAATCTTCGGCCTGTTGGCGGAGCGAGTCGTGACCTTGCTTTGGTTGGCGGGGCTGGTGATTTTGGCACTCAATTGATCTCACTTATGGAAGCCGAAACCCTGACGTGGGCAAGTGCTAACAATGCATTTGACAATGCACTACGTCATTCACCTGAGCATGTTGTGTTTGGACTTGCTTTTATGGGCCACGGTGCGTTGAAGTACCAAGCCAAGGCTGGTGTCGCTTTGAAAGCTCACCAAGAAGGTCTAGCACAATACAGAGAGCACCACTCAAGGACTGACATTGAGGGTCTTGATGGGGCCGTCGAGCGTATGTATATCGCTTCTCACTACCTCCGTCAGCACCAGATGCCAGAGTTTATGAGAGCCAGATTGCTTTCTGACACTATGGACTCGTTGCCTCGCATGACTGACCAGCAGGTCGTTGATTTTCGCAACGCTATTGCCAGAGACATTCAAGCGTACGAGTCCAACGTAAGCATACTCAAGCAAGGTCGAGAAAGTGGACTGTCGGCAGAGCAGCTGGTTGAGCTTCGGATGCAAACTACAGCTCAGCTTGGCTTCGCACGGGGAGGTAGAGAAATCCTGGCACGCGTTGACAGTCAGCTTGCACGTCGAGGAATCCAACCAGTCGGATCAAAGCCAGCCGATCCCGCTTCGCCCAAAAGCTCAGAGCCACTTCGTGAAAACGAAGAACGAATGGACGACAAGCCCGAAGGCGAAGAAGGAACGCTACCTGAATCAACAGAGCCAACAGCTCCCAACCAAAACCAGAACAGCTTTGCTTACTGGTCACTCAGGCCAGGATCGCGTTCTTATTTCCAACACGGTCCTGACGCAGGTAGGCCCGAACCTAGCAAGCCAGATCCACGCAAGCCTGAGATGCCGAGCTCGGCAGAGCTTGATGCAATGGAGAAGAGTGGCCTGTTTAGTGCCGAATACATCGAAAGTCTTCGCAAGGGCGTTGACCCTTTGGAAGACGCAATCCGCGAACAAGGCGAGTCTGTAGAACAGATTCGGGCAAGACTGATTGAGGAAGCTGCGTTTGGCGGTGAGCTGAAACTTGAGCCTGGCAAATACAGCATTGATGCTGTCCCTGAGAATTACATCGACGCGTATGTAAGAAGAGCAGAGTCATTGGTCCGAAGCGAAACGCAAGGGCTCCGCACATACATGCTGAACGGCAAATCCGTCTACCCTGACCAAGTGCGAAAAGGGTCTATTGACCTTACAGCTGGCAAAGACACAGCTGAGTCTCGCATGCTCTTGGATTTGATTCGACAAGAGTTTGGCCTTGACATTGACGCAGGATTTGCTGTTCGTGTTGAGAAAACTGAGAAGCCTGAAGAGCCGGTTGACAAAGAAAAGCAAAAAGAGCTTGACAGGATCAAGCGGATTCGTGACAACGGATCTGAGCTTACTGAGGAACAGCTGCAAACACTGATGGACGCTGGCGAAAGCTTGTATCCAGTGCAACACAACCCAGGCGAACGCCGTGCGTTTAGAGCCGGTCAAAAGGTTGGCAGTGCAGAAGCTGAGAAGAGGTCACAGTACCAATTGGACAGGCAGAAAGCTGCCAACGCCAAGCTTCGTGCTGACAGAGCAGCTGAGCGAGAACAACTGGTAGAAGACTCCAAGATCAAAATCGCTGAGCTGCGAGAGCAACTCAAGAAGCAAAAACAGGAATCTGCACAGAAAGCCAGAGATAAAGATGCAGATCGCAAGGACGCTGATGATGCCCGTGTTTTGGTTCAGGGTGAAATACGAAAAGTTGTTGAGAAGTCCGGACTAACCGAGGCCGAGCAAGCCTTGATTCTACAGCGTGCACTTAGAGGTGTTCCGCCGCGAACCAGTGATGCAAACGCCGTGTTGACCAAGGGTCAAGCTGCTGTCGAAAGAGCACGTCTTCTCGTCGAGCAAAAGCTGTATGACATCAACTTCCGTGACTATCAAAGCGACGTAGAAGCTCTGCAAAGTGCAAACATCACTGACCCAGTGTTGGCTGCTGAGGCTAAAAAGGTTCTTGGTGAACGACCTTTGAATCCAATGCCTAAACGGCTGCGAAATGCTACTGATGGCCTTGTAGAACAGTCCACTCAGTTGACTGGTGATCCACGGCTTGATGCTGCACTTACAGAAGCTATTGACGCACGACAGCTCAGGCAGGGTGGTGAAGTTGATCCACGAATCATCGACGCCGAGAATGCCTCTACAGGCGAGCTCAGAGCTTCGCGTGAAGAGATGATCCGAGCTGGTGAAGTGATGCGAGAAATTGTCACTGCTCAACGCTTGATTGATAGAAGTAAAGCCGCTGAAAAGGCATTGGAGATTCTTGAGCGGAACGACCAGATCGTCAGAGATATTGGAGGTCAGGGCCTTGCTCCTATCAAAACCGATGAGATGGGAAGACCGCAAGCAGACTTGGTAGCTGCTTTTGGTTTGCGTGACTTGCAGCCATTGCTGGCAGGCGAGATGTTGTTTGGTGGAAGAAAATCAGCTGGCAACCGTTTGTTGGCAGACGTACAAGAAGCTTCTGGGCAAGCACGCCTTGAAATCGCTGACTTTTCCCGCAGGTACTCAGAGTTTCTTGAGATGCAAGGACTGACGGATGCTCAGTTTTACCAGATGTATCCAAGCAGAAAATCGTCTACAGAAATTGTGGGAGGTATTCTCAGAGGACAAAGCCGACAACCACGCAGACTACGCCTTGAGCTCCAAGGAGAAGAAGGCGAATCGTTTAGTGTCCAGTTGTTCCCATCTGAGCTTACAAGCATTTACACAATGCTCCGCGATCCCACCACGCGTCACGAGATCGTTGTGCAAGGTAAACCTGTTCAAGTCATGCGTGCTGGAGAAAAAATCGGCCCACCGATACGCATCAGAGAGGGCGACTTGCGTGCTATCTCTGAATTGATGCGACGTAACCAAGACTTGAAGCTGTTTGAAATCTCAGACTTCTTTATGGCTGAGTTCGGAGCAGGTGGCAGGCTGTCCGAGCTGCGTCGAAGTCGTGGCGAGTTTCTTGAGCAAGAGGAGTTTGGCCTGTCGTTCTATCCTCGACAAAGGACTAATGCTCACTTGGCAGAAGGCAACGTTGGAGCGTCAGACATTGCCGGTGACATTGCTGGTCGCCTGCAAGAGATGCCGTCCGAGTCTGGAGCTCTTGGCGACCGTGGCAGCTCAACTCAACCGTTTGTCGTACGGGACATCCACTCCTTCGCCGCTACTAGGTTCAATCAAGCTGTAACGGAGCTCATCCTTCGTGATCCTGCACTTGACGCGATGCAGACTATCGGTCCCAACAGAGGCCAAGGTAGTCCTGTGTACGAGGCTCTAGGAGAGAGCAAGAAGGGACGACATTATCGGGAAGAGATTCCAAAGCATATTGCAGCTGAAGTTGCTGACATTCTGGGTGTTCGTCTGAACAGCGGAACCATTTCAGACACTGCTATACGTTGGACTGCAAACACTCTTTCAAGACTTCGACTGATTGCTCTTTCTACAGCAGGCAAACAGACTGCTTCGTATGGCATGATGTTCGGACCTGACCAAATCCCGCGTCAGTATCAAGATGCCGTGTTTGGGCGGGCAGCTCCGTACTCTCTCGGCATCGCGTCTACGTACGGCAACCCGCTTGGTATGGGGCTCCCGGAGTTTGGTGGGGCTGCTGCACGTCGACTGAGCGGGCCTCTCGAAGGCGAAGTAAGGCAGCGTATGACACAGTTTAGCGGTCATATGTATTTCCGATTCTACGGTCGTAGACACTCGTCTATCACAGGAGAACCAGACCCATCATTGACAGACAGAGTTGGCCCAGGCCGCGGAGCAGAAGTCGGCGATTACTTGCTGACGACAATGAACATCACCGATGGTGAAACACTTGATCGTGGCTGGAGAGCTACTGAACGATGGATGCGTGACACTGTGATGGAGCATGCAAGAACCGGTGAGCCTGTGTTGGATCACTACGGAAGGGACATCACTGGGACAGTAAAAAGAATTATCAGTGATATGGAAGCAGCTGGCTTTGACATGGCTGTACCAAGGAACAGCAAAGGTCTGTCAGAGCTTGATCTAGCTCTCGTGAAAAACCCGTTGTTTGGACGAATGGTTGCAGGCCGATTTGACCCGATTGCTGGGCAAAGTCAGCCAATGCCTAATCCGATTTTCAACACCCCAATGGTGACGCAAGCAAGACAAAACCCATACATGCGGCTTGTGTCGGTGTTTCAATCTGCTGTTTCAAAAATCAGAAACTTCTCTGTAACAGGCAGAAAGACAGAAGCATTGCAAGCAGTTGCGCAGGCTGCAATGATCGCTTCTGGCATCAAATATTTGACACGATCAACAATTGCTGTCCTCGACGAGCAGGTCACAGGTACACCAGCACCAGCTGGAGCAAGGTTTGATGCTGAAAGCATTTCTCAATATTTGAGGACTGGTGCGATTGACATCATGTCTTCTGGAGGTGCATTGGTCCCTGGACCCGCTGCGCAGCTTGCAGGTGCAGCAGGTGCTACACGAGCCCCCGCAATTGAAGTGGGCGAAGCTATTGGCCTGATTGAAGAAGGCGAAATGTCTACTTACGACAGTGACCTGCCTGTTGCTGCAATGGTCAAAAACTTCAAAAAGATTGGCGAGGACGTGTTCGCGGTGGTTGACAAACTGCAAAACGGAGAGGAGCTGGAAGACAGCGATTATGTCGCACTCACTTCCGGCCTGCTTGCGTTTGCAGGGATGATTACACACAAAGCCGGTGCACAGGAAGGTAGTCGTGTCTTCACCGAATCTTTCATCCTTCTGCACCAGCTGATCTTCCTAGCCTCATCGCTGGAGCCAAGACGAGAAACCATTACAATCGAAGGCGGAGATTTGCCTACTTTTGACCCTGATGCCGATTCCATTGATACGGAGCCAAGCCCATGACCCTCACGAGTGAACAACAGAGTGTTTCTTACACCAGCACGGCAAGTCAGACGGCTTTTGTTGTGCCATTCCGCTTCTTTGCCGACACCGATCTCAGGGTGTTGCACAACGAAAGTGGGACTGAAACGCTCATCTCCACGTCCGTATACACAGTATCTGGTGCTGGTGATGCCAGTGGCGGCACAGTTACATTCAACAGCGGTCTAAGCAACGGGACTGTGGTAAAGATCAATCGAGTCATTCCTGAAACGCAATCTCTGGATTTGACGACGACTGGGGTGTTTCCAGCTGAATCAATCGAAGAGGCTTTTGACCGGCAAGTATGCCTGATGCAGC